CCATCAAGTGTTTTTAGATAAGCCTCAATTTCATCTGCTGTGTTAAATGTCAAACCCTGCGCCATAGATCGCAGAATTTGTGATGGCGGGTCTGGCTGATTGGGATCGAGCACTGAGCGAGAAAATGTTTGCTGCAAATCTAACGACTTAATATGTGCCTCAATCTGCTCATCAGTAAACATTCTCTCACCATCAGGCGATTTCATCGCCTTGGCTTGTGCAATCTGGTCTTCTCTTAGTCCCATGATTATTCCTTAGTTGCTTGCAGGGGCAGTAATGATTGAAGATAAATTGGCTGGCTGTTGATTTATTGAATATGGGTTAAAGATAGACTCAGGGCTTCCACCAAATTTAATAATAACATTTACATATTCTTTTCTATATCTTTCAATTTGAGTATTTCTTTGATCCCTAATTTCTTTAGCTATAGCAAGCATATTTGTTCTTTGTTGAGGAGTAAAACTACCACCCACATAAAATTGTTGTGCTAGAAGTTTAACTCTGTCAGGTATGCTAGCATTTCCTAAAATGCTTTTTTTATCACCCTCTTGAACAGCGCCAGATGGATCATAAATTTTTGCCAAGTTGTACAAACTAGCTCCATCCGCATTGGGATTTCCTTTTCTAGCAAGTTCAATTGAAGATTGCAAATTGGAATAACGATTTGCAAGTTCAACATCTCCACTAGATTTAAGAAAACCTTCCCATTTGTTCATAGTGTCAAGACTTGCCTTGGCAACAGCAGTTGGGTCTTTTACATCAACCACTATTTTTGGAACTTTTAATAATTCAACAGCGTCAACTTTTTTATTGACAATTAAAGACTCTTCTGGAGTTAATTCGCCATACCTTCTTCCATATTCTGCTTTTGCAATTCTTTCAGCTTCTGTGCCAAAAGTAGGTTGCGGCTTTTCTTTGTCCACACCAGCTATTTTTATAACATTCCCTGCTGCGTCATAACCATATCTTTTTGTACCTTCAGCTAAATCAAAAGTCTCCGGCCTCATTGCCTTTTGTGATGCAACAATTGTCGCAAGTTCTGCACGACCTTCTGGGGTTCCCACCAATTGAGGTAAAAGTCGAGCATAGTCAAATTTGAGTTCTGGCGGTTGGTATCCAGGCAAAGTAGACCGCAATGGGTATCCTTGCTCATCAACTTCAGGCACACTTTCCACGGATTGACCATAGATGTTTTCTGGGGTAACACTTAAATTTCTTGAGACCACATCTCTAGCTGCTTGAGTTCTAGCCAAAGAGGCCGCTGCCGCCTGACGCTGACGCAACTCGTCTTGACGCTTTACTGATAAATCTTGACGTTGTAACGATAAATCTTGACGTTCCAAAACTTTATCACCCAAAGCAGACAATTGCAAAGCCAATTGGGGGTTGCCCATTTGGTTTGCTCTTATAGTCGCTTCAGCAATAGACTTAATATCATTTACGTCCAATCCTGAAAGCACTTGCTGTTGCTGTCTGATCCTGACCAGTTGAGGGTCTTCTGCACCCAGCATTCCACCTATAGCACCGCCAAGCTGGTTAGCACCATAGTAAATGGATGTGCGAGCCGCTTGCATTGGATCCATTTGCCCAAATGCAGCCGCCCTTTTATATGCCTCAGCATCTCTTTGTTGCTGATATGACTCTGGGGTCATGCCAAACAAGCCCTGAACGATATTTTGTTCTGCCATGATTATTCCTTAGAAAGGAGTGTTAACATCATATTGACGAGTGCCAGTTCCATACCCTTGAGCATTGCGACTACCCTGCATCCAATTTTCAATCCCTCGACCAAATTCACGATTTTGACCAAACCCTTGCAAGGCATAAGCAAAAGGATCGTATTGATTGCCATACCTGGCAGTTTCTGCCGCACCCATACCACCTCTTAGCAAGAAATTGCCAGCATTTGCACCAGCAGTAGATGCTCTACCGCCCAAGTTTGATCCTATTTCCAAAGCTGATTGACCCAATCCTTCAATGCCTTGAACCCCACTCAAATATGACTGGAATGGAGACAATGCACCAACTTGACCTTGCTGATATTGGCCCATCAAATTAGCACCAGTACCAAACAAACCAGTTCCAAAAGCAACCTGTTGTTGACCAGCTTGTTGTGCTTGTGCGCCTAATGCCGCATCTTGTTGAGCAATTGCGTTGTAGTACGCTTCCATTTCAGGAGTTGTAGCACCCAAGCCAGCGCCGCCGCCTGGACGCATACCTGTTGCACCTACAGACAAGCCACCACGCCCTTGCTGGAACAAAGTGTTTTGCAGTTGAGACATTTGACGCTCACGACTTGGAGCCAACAAGTTCTGCTGTCTTGCCATGTAATCAGAGGCAACCTGTTCTGGAGACTGAGCCAGATACTGCTGACCCAAACCAAACAAGCCCTGTGCCGCACCTTGAAGGGGAGCATATTGCTGTTGTGCCCCTTCTGCTTGAGATAGTGCGCCACCAGACAATGCCATCAATCTGTTTTGATAGGCTTGAAGTTCTGGAGATACTGTGTATCCAGCACTTGATAGATTCCCAGATGGGTCAAACCCAAAGTTAGATGCTCCAAAGCGAGTAGTTACTCCAACAGGGCGAAACCTTGCCGCATCAGCAGCAATTCGTGCCGCCTCAATTTGTGCCTGTGCAGAGGTATTTGCCGCATTGCTAGAGGATCGTCCTCCCATAGAGCCACCCAATAGGCTTGCTCCTACCGATATTGCTGGTGCTATCCAAGGCATATTATTCTCCTTCAATCAAAATAGAATCCACTTTAGACGGGTCTTTTTCGTCAGTGGCATGAACACAATACCAAACTACATCAGTGATGGCCTTAACGCCATGACTCTCACCAGCTTTTATGTCAATGCAAGCAGGTGCTTCAAAAATCTGAATGTCCCCTTCTTGCACAACCACAACCTTACCCTTGGCAAGAATCCCAAAATGTGAATAGTTGTGCTTATGCTGAACGAGCAACTGCCCCGCACTTATGTGCGTTTCCTTGGCATATAACCCATCAGAAAAGTGGTGAACAATCATGGCATCGATGCTTTTATTTCATCAGTGGTTGTTGCCGCATCAATGGCTGTTTGCATGGCGGCGTACTTATCACGCACCAGTTGACGCGCAGCTTCAGCCGCCACGGCTTCGCTTGGGATGGTTGCCTTAATGTCCAATGGCGCAAATTCAACAGACCGCGCCAATCTGCGTTTGTCGTGAGCAATGGCCTTGGCTTTATCTACGTTAATGGTAATCATGCTGAATACTCCCATGCGTTGCGGAATGTGCGATCTGATGGAATGTCAGCAACATCCACAATCTTATAAGGCTTGCCAGCAGGAACATACTTGACGGCCATTTCCTCAATGGTTAAACCGCACTCAGGTGCTGGAATGATGACTACTACACCGCCATCGTCTTTTGGGTAAATAATTCGTTGGTTCATTTTGATCTCCAATTAACGAAATATGACAACAGACATCCACTCTGCATCTGTTGGGGTTTCACCTGAAAAAGTATCTTCAACGCCATTGCATACTTGTGCGGCAGACGCAGATGTTGGCAATAAAGTTGCGTTTCCGTAATTTTTTTCAGCTGTGCTCCTTCTAGAAGTTGCAACACCTGAATAGTTTGCATCAGACATTGCCGTTCCAAAGTTCACCGTGTAATCACCAACACCGTTGTCAAAAATGTTTAATACATTACCGCTTGCACGAATTCCTACAGTACCCGTGCCATTAAAGTTTACCCATGCGCGAGCCATATAAAGTGGTGCTGTGCCTGACACGGTGGGAACTTGTGCCGAGTTAATATTTGGCGTGGTTAACGTTGGGCTGGTCAGAGTTTTGTTTGTAAATGTTTCTGTTCCTGCAAGTGTCGCCAAAGTTCCAGTTGTAGGTAAAGTGACGTTTGTTGTCCCTGTCAGTGTTCGTGTGTAAGCAAAGTTTCCAGAACCCGTGACAGTCATTGCCGCATTGTTTGCAACCCCTGTACCACCTTGATCTGCACCCAAAGTGCCCGTAGACACTAAACCTTTTGATGCGTCTGTAAATACAGGCTTAGATGCTGTCAGACTAGAAAGAATTGGTTGGGCAGTTAATGTGGATACACCTGTCAATGTTGATGTGCCTGTAACAGCCAATGTAGGAATTGTCACTGTACCTGTAAAGGTAGGACTTGTTGAATCTGCCTTAGTTGCAATGGCAGTTTGAATGTTGTTGAACTCAGTATCAATCTCAGTACCTTTGACAATCTTCAATGGATTGCCACTTACTAAAGCATCTTTAGTGGCAAAGTTTGTTGATTTTGTGTAATTGGACATAGTTACTCCTTAACTCAGTTTGCCATTTTTGGCTTGAATTTCAATCTTCTGAATAGACAACGCAGTTCCATTGATGTCTGTTTCATATCCAGTTTGGACAACTTTACCAGCCCCAGATGCAGAAACTGTCAATGTCTGCAATGCAACGCCATCAGAATAGTATGCAACTGTTGTGGCATTTGCACCATATTCAGCAATAGCATAGTAAGACTCGCCTTGTGATGGAATCAAGTCATCAGCAGACAGGTAATTTGTCTTAAAGTCAAATCCCCACTTAAAAGTAACATTCTGATTTGTTCCACCAATAACCACAATAGACAACTTTTTCAAAATAGAAGTTTCGTTTGGATTGCCAAGGTCTGCATGGTTTGTGTAGTACAACATACGATATGAAGATTGGTAATCTTGATAAGTGTTATACAAGCCCACATACCCATTTTTACCAATGTACAAACTACCATCACGGCGAGACAAAAAAGCTGTTGGTGTTATGGAATCCCAAGTTGTTGCCCTTGCCGCACCATTAGGCAAATATGCTTTTGTATCAAAACAAAATACACTGCCTATGGATGGCGTAGTCAACAAGTAAAACGCTTCACGCTCAGAATAGACAGACTTAATGTTTGCCAATGTCTCACCAGCAACCACAGTCATCAAGTCATTGCGAATGTTCTTAGACAAGTCTCTCTCAGGAGAAGACTTCTCTTGAATTGTTCTCATTAAAGAACGAACACCAGAGTTAGACAGAAACAACACATCAGTGCTGGTGGTCTGAATGCTGTCCCTAGCGATGCAACCAATACCTTCAACAGTGTCACTCAATGACATTGATGCTGGTGTAGTGGCATTTTGATAAATCAGAATTTGACGTTTGCCAAAGATGAACAGAAAACCATTGTGTGCTGCCAACCCTGTAATCTCATCAGAGCCATTTGCCCATACACGATCTACATTCAAAGAACCTGATGTGCCTGTTGACCAAACATGACCAGCAATCAAATCAGAGAAAAAGACTGTAGCGTTGTTTGCTGTAGTGTTTGCCGCCCACAATCTACCAAAAGCAGAGATTGCAATGTTGGCATCAGGCACAGTGCCTACATAACCTGTCTTTTCTGATACTCTACGAAATGTTGTAGTGCTAACAGCAGGGTCATAAATCAAAGGATTGTGACCAGACTGAAAGAAGTATGTGATGTTGTTTAAAGATGCTGCTTGCCAATTACTTGCGGTTATGGTTGGTGCTGTACCACCACCACCATAAGTAAGCTCTACAACAGCATTAGACCCATCAAGTTTAAACAACTTGTTGTTACCAGCAAACAATACAGTCAAAGTGCCATCAGCTTGAACTAACTCATGGAGAACCTTAACGTCATTAGCGCCTAAATTCCCACTAGAGGAATTAACCCTTGAAAAACCTTTGCGTGAACCCATACGACCATATTGGTCAATGATGCAATTTGTCGCAACCAAAGCAAATCCAGCAGCAAGATCAAGAGGTGAATCTTGCGTATTCAGCCCATAAAGTGCTGGCGCTGAAATGCTAAAGGTTTGTATTTGTTGACTCATATCGCAACAAACTCCTGATTCTCAGGATAGCGAGTGCCTTCCAATGCAATGTAGTCAGACAACATACCCTTATATAACTGGTATGCCTCAGATGAAGTCAATCCACCATCTTCACCACGCTCTATCAAAGCGCGAGCATAAGCATTCTGAGCCACCAGAGTGTCAGCAACAGAAACAACAGTTGCATCTGATGACAATGTGGCTTGTGGCACTGTCAAGGCAAACTTGATTGTGTAAACACCATCTGGTATTGGGTATAGATTCACCTTGGTGTCGTAACTACCATCAACACCATCAAAAGCAAATTCTGTGGGTATGGAATTGACAAGTGGCGTAAAGTTTAGCTTGCGGTTCATGTCCACAAAACTGATGTTTGTAAGCCCAACATTGCTTGTGGTATTAATTACATCCATCACTTGAAACTTCTGACCAGAACCTGTCAAAGAATAAGCTGGCGTAGATGATGCAGTGGTAACTGTAATGGTTTGACCAAGCACATTCCAAGCAAAAGCGTCTTCAATCTGACGTTTGGCATCATTTACAAACTTCCCAATTAAGGAAGAATAAGATGTTTCGGAAACAGTTGAGACTGCTGTCTCACGCAACCTTATAAGTACATCGTTTACAAGTTCAAGGTAGGTCATGCTCTAGTCAACCCTTCTTCTTCAAATGTTGCTATAAAACTGAATGTGCTTCCCGCTTCAGTAGTTATTTTTAACTTATCGCCTTCCTCAAAAACAATGTAGGCATTGCCATCAAACTGAAGATAGTTTTTTGATGTGAAATTGTATTGAGTCAATATATCAAGGGTTGTACTAGCACTTGCGTCAAACCATTGAACAGTTATATGCTTGGTAGACCCACCTGTGTTGTGGATATACATTACAGTAAATTTAGAGTAATAGCCAGTAGGACAGGTATAGACTGTTGTGTCTACTGCCGCTGTAGGACTAACTCCAACTGATAATGCTCTCATTTC